GCTGTAATACGAGCGTCCGTGTGCATCAAGCACTTGACCAGTCACGATGGCCTTGCTATCATCAAGCGTATCGCCTGGCACAATGACATAATCAATGCCGCGACGATCAAATACCTCAGTATTCCAATCAGTCAGTTGAAGCGTGTAACGAGCATTATAAGGCTCTAAACCACAATACCATAATTTTCTCATTATGCGCGCCTGCGACTCACTGGAGCCATAGCAGCTTCTTCTTTAAACTTAGCCAGATCAATCTCCCACTGATTCTTTGCAGGCTTCCCTGAGAGCAACTTCTGAAATTGCCTGTAAACATAACTCTTAGAGTTATACAGATCCTTCTCATCAAACCTGTAACCGTAATCCCTACAAAAATTACGATATTCGTCAAGGTCATCAAAGATACGGATGACGCGGGGATTTGACTTCACTTCCTGATTTACCATTTTAGTTTTCCTTTAAATAGCGATGTTGTTGTAAAATTGTTGTTTCGGCATAAATACATGATGAAAGAGAGATTGAACTATGCCTAAAATATTCAACCCCACATGCAATGATATATGTTTTTATTGCGGTAAGCAAGCTAATTGGGTGAGTGTTAATACTAAGATTGCCCGTTGTACTGAGAAAATTACTCAATGTTCTGGTTTTATTGAGAAAGCAGAAAATAGTAGAAAACAACGCACCACAGTAGAAGACCGTACAAAACATATGAAGAAAATGAGTGAGTCTGGTAATAAAAGATTGAAAGAGTTACACACTGATTTAGAGTGGGTTAGAGCCAAAGGCGAAAAGATTTCTAAAAAAGTAAAAGAGCGTGGAGGACATTACGGTGACAAAAATCCGATGTTCAACAAGGCTCATACTGATTCGGCAAAAAATCTACAAACAGAAAAGGCCCAAAGAAGAAATCCAGAGTCATATAAACAAGCATCTAACACTAAAATTAAACTAGGATTAGCAACTCCAAAAGAATTAAAAACTCAATGGGAGTTGTACCAAGAACAAGTTACTAATTATACTAATTTAAGTTGGAAGCATTGTCACGATCAAATTAATCCAGACAATCTCATACGAGGAAGCGAGTATGAGCTAGATCATAAGTTTAGTAAAACTGAAGGATTTATTCAGGGAATACCACCTGAAGTAATAGGACATTATATGAATTTAGAATTGCTACCTAAGAAAGCAAATAGAACTAAAAGAACTAAATGTTCTATTACATTACAAGACCTTTATGAGGCAGTAAACATCAATCTTGCTCCATTTTCATTATCTTCACTTACTTCAATATGAATTGTTCTATCGGGGTACCGCGTAGCAATTACTTCATATAGGTCTTCCGCAATCATCTCACAACTTTTATAATCTAATAAAAGAATGTTTTGAGAATATTGATTCTCTAGCCATCTCTTAAATTGAATAAATTCAATTGCTCGGTCCGAATGTTCTACTTCAATCGTCACTTCAAAATGAAATATGTGCCGATGTGGAGTAGCTAAAAAGCTAACATCATACTCATCACCTGTAGCAAGTGCTGGGTCTGTTGCTGCTGCCGGGTACTTATGAATACCTTCTTTTTGAAATTTTACAAAAATTGTACGCATTGCTTTATCTTTAATGCGTTGACGCTTTTCTGCTTGTGCCTGTGCTTGTTGTTCTAACATGATATCCTCATTCATCGTATTCATATGATTCAAATGTATCATACTCCAACCGATTATGCAAGTGTTTTAATTCCCTAATTTGCTCTCTAATGAGCATATGTCTTCCTAAATCCTGTGAAGTGCCCATTCCAGATTCAATCTGTGCATCAAGGACAGAGAGTTCTACTTCTAGGATGGATATCATTCGCAAATAGTCACGGGTCATTTTCAATAATTAATCCTTCAATATAGTTCGTCAAATTGTGAATATGCATTGATCGTTTTTTTACCTGAGAATCCTTGACCTGCTTTCATCTGTGTCCAAAACTTACTATATGACTCTATCATGTCTAGGCTCGCTTGTCTATCCTTAAGTGCAAATATTTTGTCAACTACTTCACCAAAAGTATAACCATCTAGAGGATGAAAGGTCATTCGGGGTAGGATGCGTTGTTCATATCTGCGATTAGCTTCTTGAACTGCAATTATGTGTTGATACACATTGTGTGCTTGGATGAGAGTGTAGCTGAGTGTATCCCAACTTGTTTTGGTCTCCTTGCCGTGTTGCCCTAAGAATCCTTTTCCTCGGTAGCAAAGGTCCTTCATCACCATTAGGTCTGTCACCGGACTATCGGTGAATACCTTATGAATGCCGTCCTGCAATACAGCATCACTAAACTTGCGTGTATCAGTTGCATAATCTTTATTTTCGGCAGTCTTCTCCATTGAATAACTCCACTTAGTGTCATGCTCAAATGTGTTATTATTATAAGCAAGACCTTTAGCAGCAGCAAAAAACGGAGAAGCACAGTCAAATGTGATCTGGAACTTAGGATTGTGATATTTACGGATAGCCTTTTGTATATCAGAGAAGATTACAGCATATTCCATGATAGAAGTGCCAAGGCAGTGAATAAGATCGTGTTTACCTTCTTCAAGATAACCATCATGGATGATACCTACCAGACGCTTGAGCATTAAGTGGACATCAATCTTATTCTGTCCTCCGAAAGCCCAACCATTGAAGGCTTTGTCACCATAGACATTGGTGTCGCAATACTTCTTCATCTCTTCATACCAATCATCAGATTGCTTATGATTGCGACCTTGTAATACATTCAGAAACTTACAACGACCATCACGATTAGCGACGAAATACTCGTTATTGATATGAGTTGCAGTGATTGCTTCTTCAATCGTGCTGATACCATGAGCAGACGTACCGGTCTTCTTATCTTGGATGTGATAAGTTGTCAACGACTGTGAAGGGATATCCAGACACATACCGTAGTCAGCAGTGTCATCCATCCACTTCAATACCTGCCGGCGTTTCTTCATGGCACGGGGGCAGTTGGGGTCTTTCCAATCAGCAGGCCACTGGCACTTTAGGATCTGAAATCCACCTGAATCTGCTAAAAGAAACGTGTTCTTGCGATCACGCTTACGAATGATTGATTCGTTATGATCATCCTTCGTGATATCTAGGTTAGCGTGACCAGCAGAATAGAGTCCCCACTTGTAGGTGTACAAGCCTTGTTTACCATTTAGAAAGTTTAACTTCTCAACATCACCGTTGAACGCAGCAGGTATTCTCGCTGCGTCAAAATATTGTTCACCTTCCCGCTGCTTGCCTAAGCCTGCAATGAAGAAAGACGAGACTGCTGGCAAAAATAAGGCTTGGTTAATTTCCCCATTCGGACCATATACATTATTACTTAAGTTCTTCTTGTCCATTTCTCTTTCTTTCGTAGTATGCCTTCCGTGATGTTAAATCAGTCATATTATTATGATATATCTTTATGTTTAAGAAGTCAATGAAAACGGACTAAATAAAAGTGTAGTTCGCGAGACGGCCATCTCCAACTACTCTAATGCTAGCAAAAGGAAACATCAGCATGAATATTTATACCATACGTTCATCCATAGAACAATATTTATCAGGATACAAAAACGGATATAACAACACCGGAGCAACGCGGTGGTTAGAAAAAACAATCCTGAATTATGGGCCGAAATAGTCTCTATTACTTCTTTTTTGCCAGCGAGTGCTACTCCAAAACAAAGATGTTGGCATATACTAAATGATAAATTAGAAATAGTATTAACGATTGATACTGGGCGGCCGGCAAGATGGTTTGGATCAAAATATTTTATGTTTTCTAAAAGAGGAGCAGCAAACAAAAATAGCGAATCTAACCAAAAGCGAAAGAACACCTGGCTTAAAAAATATGGAGTTGGTAATCCGGCTAAATCAGCCGAAATACAAGATAAGATCAAGGCAACCGTTCTAGAACGATATGGAGCTGAAAATTACTTTGCTAGCACAGAAGGAATAGATCGGTTAAAACAAGATTGGTCTGATCCAAGTAGGCGCCAATCTAGAATAGATAATATAGCATTGGCTTGGCAGAAAAAATACGGGTGCCACATAAGTCAAGTTCCTGAAATTCAAGCTAAACAACAGAAATTTAAAACACGCAAATATACATTACCTTCCGGAAAACAAGTTAATATTCAAGGATATGAAGACCGCGCGCTAGATGAGTTACTGCCTATATACGGTGAAGATGACCTATTAATTGGATCTTCACAAACCCCCAAGATAACATATGTATACGATGGAAAGAAACGCATATATTTCCCCGATATTTACATAATTAGTAAAAATCAGATAGTTGAAGTAAAATCTACCTGGACTTTTAAAATAGATGAAGAAAAAAATTTAGCTAAAGAGAAAGCCTCAGTAGATCAAGGCTTTCTCTTTGCTTTTATGATCTATAGCTCCTAATCTATTTGGATTGGGCGGGCAAGAGATAACGATAAGTCGCAAGACCGCTGTCAACAGTAATCTCGGCAGCACCTTGATCACTGATTCGGACAATCTTGTCACCAGGAAGATCCATGATAGCAAGAAATACCTTTACGGGCCATTGCCAGTTCTTAGAAAGCGTACCACTCACTCCTGTATGAAACACGAAGTTTCCAGAGTGCGTAGAGTGATCACCGAAGAAAATCTTCAAATCACCCTTATCAGTCTTGACAGTAAAGTTAACTTCTTCACTATTAGCCTGAGCCTGCTTCTTTAGACGCATGATACCAGCATTAGTTGGTTCAAATTCTACATTCCAAGTTGCACCCTTAAAGGAGACAGACTTTACCTTATCTTCAACAATGACCCTAGCCATCAACCGATAGTCATTAACGAAGTCACCTGTCTTAGTCTCAAAGTGAACAGATGTCGGTACATCTTCTGTGCGGGTGACATTGATAGTAGAAGTCTCATCATAATCATCAAAGCTAAGGATTGTCTTAAGTTTAGATAGATTAGGCATACCGAACACACCGATAAAATCTGCGAGCGGAGTGTTGAATGTACCATGGACAATCACTGACTTGTCTTCTGCAAGTGCAGAAACCTTAGTCTCTTCATCAGTCCCTTCAACCTTGACGAGTTCAATGACGCCAAGTCCTTGTGTATGATGGATTAGGTCTAGTAAATTATCTTTCATATGTTTTCCTTTGTTTGTTAGTGTATTTAGGTTTATGATGTATAGTAACAAAAATTATTGTAAAGGTCAACAGTCTGTTTAACCGAAACTGAATAATTCATCAAAGGTTGAATTTGTATCAGTATTACTACGAATATCCCAGTTCAACACTGACAAGAGATTATCAATCTTCTCATCTACGAGAATCCTTTCCATATCCTTGTCATCAAATGGTAGATCAAGGAACCATTGTGGAAGACGGAGTTCATCTGTAGGATATGCGATTGAAGTAAACCCTAATGCGTTAGTTCGTAGCTTGCAGACGATGACCTTCATGCCGTCAACGATCTTCTGGCTATAGTTGTCACTGTTCATCTTACGCAAATAGTTATAGTTAATTGCTGCTCTCGCATGACCAACTGAACACACGCCAGTCTTCTCAAACTTGATAGTATGGTTCGTCAGATTATTGACAGACTTAGGTGAACCCTTAGTCCAAGAATCTTGTTCGGATAGATGATTCTTGAACTCCTTGATCTTTTCAATGACTTCATCGCGTTGCTTACCTCCGAGGACCATGACGAGAATTTCCATTAGAAACTCTTGAACATACTTAGGAGTATCTGCTCGCTTGAGGTCAAGACCCATCGCTTTGATCTCACCGTTCTTGCCATTCACATCTTTGCGTTTGCCTTCTTTATCAAAGATATTGATAGCATAACGCTTCTTAGTGATGAAGATAGAACGCTCACCGATGAGTTCACGCCCAGCCTTGATGATGTCACCGTTCTTTCTTGGACAATGGAATGACTTCTCCATGAACGCAGGGAAGCTGGCATTTGTCTGATCTGCGATGTTATCATAGAGTTCTATGCACATCTCCTTAGACCATTCCACCTCACCCTTATCAATCTGTTCCTTTAGGATAGCATAGGCAGAGAAATAACACGAGTCGGTATTGTGTACCAGTATGTCGTTGGCAAAGAAAAATGGATCTTGATCCTCAATGCTTAAATCATACACATAATCATCTACCTCGCCCAAGCATTCTATCTTAGCTACTGTGGTCCATTCTGCATCCATATAATAACCTCCTTAATGGTTTGTTCTTTATCTGCTCTGAAATCGGATTCCCAGACAACTAAGGTTCTGAATCCGAGATCAGTGACTGTTTTTAGTTTGAGTTCGTCACGTTTTTGTATATCCTTCGCTTTTTTACCGCGAATAACCGCTTCGTCTTGATATAAGCTAGGATTGGCATGCCAATAATCTCCATTAAATTCAATGATACAATCATCGTGTTTGATGTCGTAAATTACATATCCGTTCAAATAATGAGACCATTTGCCAAACGGACTGGAGAATGAGGTCCGTTCTAGCTTTCCATGTTTCTCTTCAAGCATAGTAGTGAATTCTCGTTCCAACTCACTTGACCATCTTTTGTCATCTTTATTGTAACGAGTAATGATCAAATCAACTGCCTCATCAACTGAAATGCCCATTCGTTTAGAAACTGCAACAGGATCATTTGAAGAACCCTTCTGTTTGTTGTAGGTCAGGAATCTTTTGATTCCATCAGTTCTTCCATGTTTCTCAACGAAATATTCCAGCGTATTTGAGTATGCTTGCTGGTTGCAATATGACTCCCATCTAGAAATGCCATCTAATTCTCCATACTTTTCTATCATTCCTTTCAGCGTGATAGCGCGAGATTTATTATACGAATCAAATTGTTCTTTATTCCAGCCGAGTTTCTGCTGTTTATATTCAAACGAGTTTGAGGTCGCTTGTTTTTCCCGATATTGATTCCATCGCAGTAGTCCTTCCTCTTCACCGTATTTCTCTATCAGTTTATTTTTGGTGACAGATGTTTTAGCTGAGACTTCCGGTGATACTATATCCGCCGTTGGATATACGGCAAGATATTCCTTACTATTGTTAAATCTTCCAGTACATTTATATTTAAAATGTGTCCATTGTAGTCTTCCGGTAACGAAACCGCATTCTAAGCATGTTATCATATGGCGATACTCCTATCATCATATATTTATCATTCACGGAACAAAAGTAATAATTCCATCAGTCTCAAGAATCTCATTGGGCTTGCATTCAATCAAGAACCCATTTCTATCAACCATGATGCTATGATCTTCAGTAACAGTGATTTGTTTTCCGTTTTCCGTCGTTATGCGATACAACTTCTTTTTAGTTTTGTGCCGCATTACATAGTTTATTTTGGCACTGACTGGCTCCATCTCATACGAGTTAAATCCAAGAACAGAATTCTCATTCCAAACTCCATATTCTTTTTCTCCGACAACTGAATGTTCTAGACACTCATTGAATAACTCTTCAATAGTTTTGTCGCCGTCGCCCGTTCTAATAACGGAATCTCCGGTTACACTATCACCGTAAATAATCGCTTCACCGTCGTGTTTATATTCACCTGCGATGATCTCATTGATCTGGCTCATCATATGTTTCACGATCTGACGACCAGACAGGGTAACAGATTGACCTATGCGCTTATCATAGAATCGGCAGTGTTCGTTCAGAAGTGCGCCATACGCTGAGTTCAACAGAATCTTACGCACAAGCTGACGCTTATCGTAATATTCGTACATATCAGTGCCATATGCTTCTTTAGCTTGTTTCTGTAGGGCTTTTCGTTCTGTATACCATCTCGTCAGAAGTCCAGGAATGACCCCTTCTTTCTCATACGTAAAGATCGTACCATTAGCGGATAGTATCAGCGGTTTGTTACTATCAAACACCATCTTCCAGATTTCAGCAGCGGTCATCTCTACACTGCGACCATCTTCATAGTCAACAGTGAGCAATGTGCCGCGTTCTTGGTTCATGATAGCAGTATATTCTAGAGAACCAAATAGATTTTCCCATAGAACAGAACCAGTCACTGCTTCCGCATCATCACCGTTCTTCTTCTTGCGCTTCTCTTTAGCAAGCTTCAGGCTCTTCTCATACATATATTGATCAGTTAGAGTCTGACGAACCTGTGCTACGATAGTTTCCGGAGACATATTCAATGCACGGATATCAGATGGATACAGCGAGTTGATATCAACTGCTCCCGGATATTCATGCATTCCGACCTTAGGTGGCAGGACATATGCACCTGCTGCTTGTTGCTCATCCCCATAAGATTGTTTGCGTTGCTTGTCAGGAACGATCATTCCACGAGCGTGTGCTTCATTGAAGATCGCCATCTCAATCATCGCCACCGAACCCATAACAGTCGGCAGCAATACGCTGTTCTCATGCGCCAGTGCATTAGCAAGATCAAGGAACCTCAGCTTATCGTGAATCTTCACGACAAGCATCGTATCTTGTCTGTTATATTCTACAAAGGTCTTGAAGTCTTTGTTATACAACTGATCAAGTGTGCCTTCATACTGAGTCTTGCGTTCACCTAATTCGTATTCGCCAATAGAGTCAAGTGAATAACTGTGGCGAGATTCATAGTTGTACTTCTTATAGAGTTGCAAGTAGTCCATATGAATACGGCCAACAAGATCGTAAGTCTTTTCTTCCTTACCAAATCGCTCATACGTCCTGACTTTAGGAAATTGCCCTAATAGACAGAACTTGCGCGTATCATCCTTTGACATGATACGGGTGATACGATTCACACAGTATGGAATATCATATCCTTCAGAGTTCCAACCAGTAAGCACATCTGCATCTTCAATAAGGTCAAAGAATGTCTCAAACATTTCAATTTCACTGCGAAACAGGATGCAGTTAGTAAAGTCTTTCGTGAGTTCTTGCGCTGTCTCATCTGTCATGTGCTTTGGGGGCATGACAAGTGTGACAAGTTGGTCTAACCAATCAAGATAGCAAGTGATAGCTGTTACTGGATTGAATGGATCATCCGTCGGGCTAAAACCCCGTTCAGGATCAAAGTCCACTTCAATATCAAAAAAACAAGTATGGAGTTTAGGTGGATCAACGTTAAGGTAGTTGTCTGACAAACATCTGAATAGGACATTCACATCACTCTCAAACAATTTCTTGTTAGAGTGAATCCTACGTTCCTTCTCAAACTCTGCTCTCTTGCGGGTAGAGAAACGAGACAACGGATCACCGAAGATAGAACGATACTTGCCTTTATTATCAGCGTAGTATAAGGTGTAGTTGGTTGAATATTCCTTATACGTCCGCTTACCTTCAGGAGTTCGTTCTACTACATGGATACGGTCGTTCTTGCCGTCATGGATAGCGTCAATATACATCAGTAAGTCTGGCCAACAGTCTCCAAAATTTCATTCAATGTAGCATTTTCTTGATTAGTCTCAGCAAGACGAGACTTGTGGGCAATAGCGATTGCCTTCTTGAGGATGCTAGGCTTGATTTCCAGTTCTTCTGCGATGGCCTTGACTGTATCCCCGAGACCCTCACGCAAGGTCTCAATCTCTTGTAGCACAGCCATACCTTCGTGGACGAGTTCGGTTAGCTTAGTCTTTGCTTCGTTGTTAAAAGTTCTAGACATATATTCTCCTTCTAATATAGTTATTATACTACACCGTGCATAGAAGTCAATGTTTTTGTGTGCCGTTTACTGAAAGATGTGGTGATTCTTCTCACCCCATATCTTAATATATTTTCCAGCTACCATATCTGCTAGTAGTTCTATTGGACTACCTGGATAACTGGAACCTGGCTTAATCATTCCGAGTTCTCCCTGGCGCACATGAGTAAGTTCGTGTGCGACGGTTCTAAGTATGTCCACAAGATTGCGGTTCTTCGCATAGACCCAGATGTTATTAGAACCTTCTACATGAGAACCAGTATGATGATTATTTTGGGCATCTTCAGTATCTTGGCTTAGTTCAATCTCCGGCAAAGATTGAATATGCAGGCGCCTACCGGCCCACTCCGCAAACTTCTTTACCTCAGCATCCAGGTCTAACTCATGTTCGCGGGTGATGTCTTCAATTAACATGAATATATTTATCAAATTCGGAGTATTAAGGCTATTTCAGGAGGAATCCAAGGTTTTTCCATTCTTTCAGGATTCCACATCACTCCTGCAAGATTATTATCTATGAATGCCTCAATCTCTCCGGTATCGGCTAGGCATAATATCTGTCCGGCATCATGCAACTTTGTTATTCCTAATTCATGGTCACTAGGCACTTTGATGGCTTCTCCGTGATACATCACATAGTGATCCACGTTCGTGTGCTTAGGAATAGGTTGCACGCTGCTTCCCAGACCCTTAGCAATAAACAACGCCCCTTGACAGATTCCCACTACTGGCTTTTTTCGTTCTATCATCTTAGACATCAACGTAAGTTCAACATTCTCACCGACTTCACTATTCGCTCCGCCAGTAATTATAAATGAATCTAAATTATCTGCGACTAGATCAAAGTCTTGCTTAATTGTGTTAGGTAGAAAAAATAGATTATGTCCAGCCAACAAGGTGTACCAACCATGATCAGTCGCATCATAGGTTCTACCTTTGTGTTTCACTGTTCTTTGGCTTAATCCGATTCTCATTCAGATACTATTTACAGTTTTTACCACGTAACCAAAAAAATAAGCGACGAAGAAATCAATCTTCGCCGCCTATCATAACTTAAATAAGTTTTATTAGAAGTTGTAGTTTACACCAACGCCGAGTACATTAGATACCTTACGCACACGCGCCGGAACATACTTTTCGTCATAACGATAGTAGTTAAGACCTAGTGATGTTGCCTTTGACACTGCATAAGTTAGACCTGCATTGAGGCGATTTTCTTCTAGCTTGCGATCAGCGAATCCTTGGCGATAACGATAGCCAACTGACGCAGTTACTGGACCTGCTACAGCGTGCGAGACACCAGCATCTAGACCCCAGAAACCGAAATCCTTAGCAGTAGAAACACTCTTACCAACTTCAACTCCTACTTGAGGGGTGAAACCGTCTACCGAAGCAAATGTCTTAGTAGCGTTAACAGAGAATAGATCAACTACCGCTCCATTGTGACTAGCTTGAACAGTTTGAACTTCTGCACCAAGTGTTACCGGACCTGCATTTAATCCAGATGCGGACAGATCAACTCCAGCAGCATTAGGAGCCAAAGCAGTACGACCTTCAGCAGATAGAGTACCAGCGAGTGCTGGGGTAGTAATAGCAGCAAATGCGAATGCTGCGATTGCGATTAACTTATTCATGTAGTTTCCTTTTAAAAGACTATGAAAGGATTCGCGTTATGCGAATCTTTTTTCTAGTACAACTTATATTTATCATGATTTGTGGCACAGATCAAATAATATGGGTAAAATATTGGTTTACCGCCTATTTGCTACTGCCGCCTTCAATTGAGTCACGGTCTTGCGGAATGCTTCAGGGCTTTCCCAAGCTTGTGCTTGAACCTTCTCACGCATGTGTGGAATGAGCATAGGATAGATGTTCAGCAGATCAGCCATCATTCCGATAGGAATGACTGCCGATTCTGAATTCTTGAAGATGATAGGATGATCAGCTAGGATCTCTTTGATCTCAGGATTATTCTGGAAATCACGATACTTCTTGACAAGGTTATAGACACTACGGAGTTGCACCATGAGCGGTTTGATCGTTTCCTGATCAGGTTCAGTTTCCGGCTCTTCTTCACGATCAAAGTCATCAAGTTCGCCTTCGTTCAGTAGTTCTCTGATTTTCATATGATGATCCTTTGTGTTAGCTATTTATCTTTTTCTTACGACCTAGTAGTGCTGCTGCACCAGCAAGTGCCGCTGCTAACCCTCCTCCTACCATTAACAAAGTTGGTGTCGTAGCAAGAGGGTTAGTCAGAATGCTCGTAGATGTAACTTCTACATAAGACACTATAGCATCACCTGTTACCGATGTAAAGACCAAATTTAGATTTCCGTTAGAAATAGTTACCGGAAAAGTTTCAGTGACCTCTTTGTTGACTCCGCCTGCAGCCGTAGCAACATTGAAGTTGCTCAATACGACTTGACCGTTAGCAGTGACGTTGAAGACACGACTAGATGCAGCATTTGCATCAGGTTCTAGGAAAGTCAATGTGACATTGTAAGTTCCATTGTTTGCTGGAATATTATAGCTGAAATTACCACCATAGCGATATGTACCAGAGCCAGTTCCACCTGTGAAATAGTTATCTGATCCGTATAGTCCTTTAGATGTAGTCTGCGGTATGATAGAACCTGAGGCTATCCATATTTGGCTAGTTCTGATGGAATCAAGCTGCCAAATGACAGTATCTGTTGCAGATGAAGATTTAGCAATTAAGTTGTTGTTACCTGCTGAGAGTTTTACATCTTTCCAGATACAAACAGCATTAGCACAACTTGATTTTGATCCTAATGATATATCATTGAGCAATAATTCTACAGAAGGAACATTAGAATATACCTTTACGTCGGTTACCTGATAATCTCTATTGGTATAATTATGTTCGGCAATGTGTACGACTGGAGAAGTTGTCCAATTCGCTTTATAATAGTAGAAAGCATCTTTCCTAGCAGTACGATCATATGTAACTAGGCCTTTAGTGTTGATATTTACTGAATCTGCTTCAGTGCGGATAGTAGTCGCAAAGTCAAACATATTCCATACCCAAGTAGACCATAGATACTCTCTTGCATTTAGTTGAGGCCAGATAGTTTCGTGCAAGTATGATTGATATCCTTCTGGCTGAGCATATCCAGAAGCATTCCAAGGCCCACCTAATGGATTATCAGTATGTATAGAAATGCCTGCTCCAGCACCATATTCGCTTACCGACATCGGTTGATTTAAATGATTACCATGTAAGGTATCTAGAATGGAACCCATATCACCAGCCGCACCATAATACCAACCGGGATAGCGATTAGCACCAAATGTATCAGTGATAGCTGATATATTAGGAGGATAAACTCCTGAGTAATTTTTTCTACCTTCGCAGCAACTAGCTAGTGTTGTTGGACGACTAGGATCCGTTGCGTGTGCAAGATTGTTCAAATCAGTCAACATCGGAATAGGGTCAGGCGGAGGCCCTAACAAATCTATTTCGTTTGAAATACTCCAGACTGCGACAGCAGGATGATTGTAATTTTGAATGATTAATTCTTTTAGTTGTTGCTGGGCATTTGCTACTAACTCTGCTGGCGGCGGCGTAGGTTGTCCTGGCGTAAGTGTGAGCGCACCCACCAATGGAATCTCATCCCAGATGATAAGTCCATTCTTATCAGATAGTTCATTCATATGTTCACTCTGTTCGTAGTGCGCTAGACGGATAGTATTCGCCCCCATTTCTTTGATGATGGAGACATCTTGATCTTCATCAGATGCTGATACTGCCCAACCTTTTGTTTCACGATCTTGGTGACGAGATACTCCGTGCAGAGGGATATGCTTACCATTCAGATATAAACCGTGAGCAGGATCAAGCACGATATTACGAAATCCAAATGATTGATTCATTTGATCAAGTACGCCTGCCTGAGGAGTGTATAGTTGTGCTACGATTTGATAAAGATAGGGATCAGCGACCCCATTCCATAGATGCGGGGATGTGACAGTAACAGTACTTGAAACTTGAACATTGCTACCGATAGGAACATTTATAGGAGTACTCCATGATGCTTTAGTATTACCGCTCGCATCAACTAGTTTATAGTTTACTGACGCTCCTGTAACAGATGCATTACTATCATTCTTGAATTTAGATACCACTGTTAGGTTAGCAGAGTTAGCTGACACATTAGCAGCAGTTGCATACATTCCGGAACCGCCGTAGTCAAGCATGTCAAAATGGACAGTAGGAGTTGTTACGAGTGACACTGAACGATACAATCCTCCGTAGACGAAGAAATCTACTCCAATAGTCAGTGGAAGTATATTTGCTGTTTCATTTCCAGCAGCAGGAGCAGCATTGTTAACTCGTACTGCTAAGACATTTACCGCATTTGTTTTCATTGCGGTCGTAGCATCAAATCTAAATCTTGAGAAGCCACCTTTATGTTGTCCTAAACGAACACCGTTTAACCAGACTTCCGCAACACGACTAGCTGCATCAAACTGAAGGAATACCCTCTTATTCATCATAGGGGGAGGAGAGAATGAAATTCTGTACCAAGCATTGCCTTGATATAGATTTTGATTAGCAGCAGTATTTTGATGCGGAATAGTTTGATTCGTATAGTATCCGACCCGATTCCATGTATGGGGGACGCTTACCGTAGCCCATGATGAATCATTGTAGTTAGGTTGTTCAGGGCCAGTCATCGCTGAGTTCTGTTGAAACTTCCAACCATTCATTAATGGTGTAGCAGTTCTTTGTGCGAACACCGGTGTCGCGAACAGTACTATGCCAATGGCTAGCCAAATAATTCTAGCCTTCAATGTTTTTAGATTCATGGATAATCCTTAAATTTATACTACTATTTAGCCCTGGCATTTAGGACATCACTCCAAAAGGGACCGGAGATAGGTTGTTCTTGTCTTTCTGGGAT